CTACCACCTGGCAGTTTCAACAGAAAATACACATTCGACACGGTAGCAAATTTAACACTCAAGAAAGATGAGTTTCAACACGGAATGTTGTTGTACAAAATTCCTGATCCTGTATACTTAATCGCTTCTACGGAACAAATCACACAGTTAATGGGACCATCGAACACAACAGCAACCATATCATTTTCTGACGCAATCACACGAATGACATATGCTTCCAGAGGCTCGGGGGCAGTAAATGCAGACAGAGCACTTAGTCTTGAAGATGAACAACCAATATCAAACGCTATTGTGGTGGCAGGCGTAATGCTTCAACATCACATTCAGTGGAAAAGGATCGCTTTTACCGACGCACTGTCGGGTTTTATGAACCCATCTTGTTAACACATCCTTTAGCATATGGATACCGAACGCGGGAGATATCTACACTCGCAGATGTCAAATTAGAGCACGAAACAAAGATCTTGAACTTCAAAGATTCTGATAGTAATGTACGTGCCCCAGTTGCAATATCTCTTGGTATCCATGTTGAAGGAGCAGCTTTGCCACATCCAGCAATGGATGATGCAAAGAGTGCACAAGATGGGGTCTTTAAACGATTTGGTTGCGTTATGCCAGATTACGACGACAAAATAATAGATGAACTGCTGTCATTCACGCAGAAATTCATGGAGGAACATCTCACACCACTACCACCAGACTCCGATGTATCAATTGAACATTGGTTGTCGCAAACACATTACTCTCAAGCACGAAAAGAGGAATTACTCAGGAAAAATTCTGAAATAACTGATCCATTTGATCCACGTCACGCCAAAGTCAAGTCATTCATTAAGGACGAAACATATCCGGAGTACAAATTCCCCAGAGCGATCAATTCACGAACCGATGAGTTCAAAACATTAGTTGGTCCAACATTCAAATTAGTAGAAAAAGAAGTCTTCAAACTTCCATACTTTATCAAGAAGATACCTGTCAGAGACAGACCAAAAGTTATAACCGAAGCACTTTATGTGCCAGGAGCAAAATACTTCGCCACAGATTTCACAGCCATGGAAGCACATTTCCGTGCCAGGATGTGGGAAGTCGAATTTGCCCTTTACCGATACATGACTAGCAAGCTTCCATCACACTCCGCGTTCATGAGACACCTGGAG